TCGAATCCCAGACGGCTTATGCCGTCTGGGGGATAAAGCAAAGGCGAGACCCGATGTTCGCAGTCGTATTCGAGGGGGCGGTATTCGAGTACGCACAGGCGAGGCCCGCACCCGCACCGTGATGCGCGTCACCGCCGAACAGGACACCGCGCAGGGACTTACCGGAGGCCGGAATGTTGGTATAGTGGTAGTCGCAGAAATACGTCGTTGTACCTGCTCCAACCTCTTCCGGCATGATTTCGCCAAACTCCCCGAAGATGAGAGCCTTTACATAACCTTCTTTCCGGGCTTCGAGTCCACGCATGGAGTAGCCGTCATAGTTGCTGTCGTTGTACTTGGACGGGTCGTCGCTGACATAGACCTTACTCGTACCTCCGTCGGCTTCCGACGAAATTTCGACGTTGATACCATCCGTCCATTTCCAGATATGGCCGAACGGATTTTCGATACCCCGGTAACGGTTCACCATGACAGTCGCATGGGTACTACCATCCTCTTTCTGCATTGTATAGGCTACTTCGCCAGAGGAATTGCCGAGTTCATCCGTATATCCGCACGGAACAAACGGATAGTAGCTGTTGAAGCCAGACCAATCAGATATGGTCGTCACTCCATTGCCAAGACCGCCCTGCGCGTATCCGCTGGCATCCTTCTGGGCATTGAACGCCGCCTGACTGTTGAAGTTGGCGTACTCGATGTAGTACAACCAAACCATCGTTTTGTAGAGGTTGTAATCGGCGCAGTTCCATTCCTTCGTGGCTGTGTTTCGATTGCGAGCGTAGGTTCTGAAATTGGTTCTCGAAATGGCCGTTGCAGGGCGTCCGAGCAAGGTGCGGTACGAACCATCCCATGCGGAATTGTTTCCGCCGCCTCGGTAGTCTGCATCCATGTTCACGACTGAGCACAATTTGTTCGTGCTACGTTGTACTGTCGCTTCGTATGCGCTTATGTACCCCTTCGGAACGAAGTGATAACCGGGGATAGGATAGAGGCTGATTTTCGCCCGCCGTTTCGTTCCATCCGTCTCGAACTTACGGTAGTGTGCCGGAATCTCAACCATCACCTGACCGATGGAACCATCGCGCAGATGTGCCAGCCAGTTCGTCGGGGTAAGATACTCGACAATCTTGCCGCTGTCGTTGAGAATACATCCCTTCATCATGTTCTGAATCGGGAGACTCTTGTGGAGAGCGACACTACCGATGCGAGTACATACCGGCGACGAAACAGCCGTGTCCCATTCGATACCGTAGGAACATTCGTCCTCGATGTACGGAAGCAGAGTCGCAAGCTGGGCCTGCTTACTCTCGCCGTCTGTATCAAGAACCTCGACGAGCAAATTGAACGGATTGGTCGTGCCGACGTGCGGCAATTCATTGAGACGTTTGCCGTTCTCAAACGCTTCGACAATTTGAAGCAATTTTGCTTCCTGTTCAGGAGTAAATGCCATAATTTTCTCTATTTGAATCGAATTACTGATTTTCCGTTCTGTGCCGAGAACCGAATCGAATCGGTCTTGACAAGTCTCATCGCTTGGGGCTTCCGTAGCGAGCCGACAACTCTGCGGAGCCTTCTGGATAGGCTGATAAATAGTGATATTATCATACCTCTACCGCGCTTCCGCAACCCCAATACACGTCGTAGTGCTCCAGAATGGAGCTGTCGGCTCCGATGGCTGAAACTGCGAGCGGACTCCAATCGTTGAGCACGAACGGGGAATCGGAGAAGACTTGCTCTTGCCAACACCGCACGTTCATTATTACGTCGATTTTTGCTGTTTCTGCCTTTGGTCGAATATAGACCGAGAAGGGCATGTTATCGGGAAGGGAGAAACCGTTGTCAAGGTTTTCCACCTTGCCGTGAGAAACAATCCTTCCGCCGTTGATAAATTCGCTGATGTAGCCTTTCTGTTTCATTTTCAGTATGTTTTAAGTGAAACGAATATTTCCGCTTCCGGTCAGACGGATTGACGAGGAGGCGACTTTTCTCATGTACGGTTCAACAACCTTGATTTCGACCGTTTGGTATATCTCCGTATTTTCAGTAGGGATGACATGCACCTTGCTGATACCTGCGGACTTGGGGATGATTTGGCCGCCCGGCAGGACGGACACGGCCCGGTCATCCGAAAGGAACAACACATTTCGACCGGTATTTGTCGGCAACAGTTCGTATGCAATCCGAAGAGAGGCTGGATTACGCAGAGTTATCACCTTCGGATAGGTAAGATTCATACCGGTAGGAATCATCTTATACTGACCGACCAAAGACTCTTCAAGTTCTTCCAGCCGAGCAATGGTAGCAAGTGCTTGCTCTTTGACCTCGGTAGTCTCCTGTGCGGCTTGCTCGGCCGCAGATGCTTGCATCCCGGCATTGGCGGCTTCATTAGAGGCAGTTCCGGCGGCTTGATTTGCCGCAGACGCGGCACGGTCAGCGGCCGCGGCCTTCTCGTCGGCCAACTTTGCCTTTTCGTCGCAATTATCGGCCGCGGTTTTGATGAACTCAAGACCTATCTTGACGCTCTTGTTATCTTTGTCCACTCCGATAGTGAACAATCCCGTAAAGGATGAAACAAGCGGCAACTTGCTTATTTTTATCTTCTTAATCATATTCTGACAAGTCTATTGCGGACTCTCCGTCCTCGGTTATAATCAGCATGTCATCTTCAGACGCAAGGAGGTATTCTTCACCTTCAACACGGAAGGATGTGAATACCAGAGTAAGGTCGAATACCCACCATATTTTACCATGTGTGAATAGGAACTGACTCGAAGAGCAACTTTTATAGTAGCACGGGTATTCATAGCCTGTGTATTCGACAAAAAGGAGCCGTTCATCGGGCCGCGTAAGGTCATAGAGCAATGCGTTGTAGTTACGCCAGAACTCGTCGAAAGTGTGTGCCCTCAATGAACATTTCAACTTAACCTCTTTGGTCTGGAATGCCACATATTCGCCATCATAGATTGCCCCATTCTCACGCTGTAAATTCTGCAATAGGTTTTGTTTTACTGCCGGAGATTTGAGCACTTCGGCGAGGCTCCCTTCCAAAATCGTTACTCCGTATTGGCCGAGGTCGCGCCCATCCAACTCATAACCGCTCGTTCTGGTTATCAAGGTCTCTGGGGCAACGTAAGAATATCCCCGGAGAGGGAAATCGTCGGAAAGTTGCAGGGTGAAGGCTTCTGCCCGCGGATAGTGAGTCATAGCCTGCTGACTGGAAAGCCTTAATCGAAATGTTCGAGCAATGGCAGGAACCTCGAAGTCGTGATAGCCGGTGTCCGACATGGCGGCAAAGAACGCACCGAATCGGTTTGCTTTGTGGGAGGCAAACTTCACTTGAACAGTCTTTGTGTCAAGGGTCGGTTCGGATAAATCGAACTCTTCTCCGTCCTCTTCCGGCCAATCATTGCTATCTACCTTTTTCAAGGGAGGATATTGCAATAAGCTGACGAGGCCGGCATCGGAAATGAAGACCCCGAACCGTTCGTATGCGTCAATACCGTCTATGTTGAACTTACCTATCATAGCACTTTCGCATGTTCCGATATTTCGATAGTGGCTTCGCCGCCACCGTCTTTGTTTACAAATACGACCGCCCAATTTGAGGCTTTAATATGCGCGGTAGCTCCGTGCATCAAGACTACTTGATACCGTTCTCCGGGGATGCTATACTCCAACTCGGCGCGACAATTACCAACGAGAATCACCAAAGGGCGGTTCTGAATCTTCACGTCTTCTTCGACATAAATACCGAGGTTTTCGGCCGTAGGGCCTTTGAATTTTCGGCACATTTCAATCGTCGGGAAAGAACGCTTCGTACAAAACTCGATGCCCTGCGGAGACGAAAACAGTTTAAGCACCTGTTCAAGGGTTTCCGTCCCCTTGAACATACTGCATACACGATATTTCTCCGCCATATTGAATAGCGAGCGATTTTCGCACTCCTTCTGCGCCTGTTGTTTGGCATCTTTCCATTGTGCGTATATGTCTCTAATAAGGGGCTGTTCCATTGCTATTTAACTCTTAATCCATCATCACCGATTTCGTCAAGTTTATTCCTCATGCTGGAAATTTGCTTGTCAATATTGTCGAGCCGCTTGCAATACTCGGTATTTGCGCGAATTATGTTTATGGCTTCCAGTATTTTATCACCCAAAAGGACTATCAATTTCACGTTTTCATTCATCGTGTAGGTGTGTCCTTGAATAACTGTTAGACGTCCGTTATTCTCATCAACACTCTCTTGACTTGCCGTTGCAATGCCCCGCTCGGAGGCTTCACGGGCATCATCGGTTACGGTAATCAAATTTTTGATGGAATCCGGAAGGCTGTCCCAAATGGTTTGGAACTCGTCTCCTACGGCATTGAGGTCATTGGCAAAACCGTTCATGGATTCCATGATGGCGTCGATACCCGCAAATTCACCGTCCTTGTACCACTTCGATTTGTATTTGTCGAAGATGTCGCCCAGCGGTTCTTCAAGGTATTTGCTCACCAACATTCTTTTGATGACGTTGGCTACGATGTCGTCTACCTTCTCGCCCCATGCTTCCGCGGCATCTTCTCCTGCTCTGAAGGCTTCGATAAAGGCATCACCGAGTTCGCTTGCAAGGTCAGCGGCACTACCGCCCATAATCTCCTCGACAATATCGTTGATGATTTTATTCGCCTCCTCGCCAAGTTCAATAATCTGACGTTCCCAATCTGCGATTTTGTCGTGGTCAGTCTTTTTCTTGGCATCCTCGTTCCGTATCTGTTCTTGTATAAGCAACTGTTGTTGAGCGATATTTGCCAACTGATTCTTTGCGTCGTCAAACCGCTTCTCTCCGAGGGCCTTATCTACCGTATATTCGAGGTTGGCATAGGTTTTTGCAATCTCTTGGGAAGTTTTCTTGAGTATTTCTTCCTTGTATATAACCTTACCAATAATCTGATAAAAGCTCCCCCATGTACTCATTCCTGCGGAATGCAGTTTCAACACTTCGGTAGTAACCTCGGCATAGGTGCTCTTAACCAACTTGAGAATATCAATATTCTCATTGAGACGAGAGGCTTCGGTATTCTCCAATTCCCATTGTAGCTGGTTGATGCGTTCCTGCAACCGCTCAATTTCTTCTTGGTATTCATCGTCTTTGTTGAATAGGTTGATGATTGCCATAGCAACCTGCATGGCCGCAGAGATAATCGTTAGGATGACGCTCGCTTTCTCGACAGTTTGAATCGCTTTGTCTAATGCTGTGGCCGCGGTTTGGATTCCCGTGGAGGAAGTCGTTGCCAAAGTGATAATGCTGTTAATCATGCTTAACGTCGAGGTCATAATCTGCCCCGCCGAGGAAATAATCTTTCCGGCGGTTCCTTCAACGGCGTCGCCAACACTTTCAAATTCCTTTTCTGCTTCCATCAAGGTCTTGTAGAGGTCTTCCCATTCCTTGATAGTGCGCTTGCCGGGTGTCAAATCATTATCGGCGTTTGCCTTCTCAACCTTCTTGCGAGCGGTGTTTACCTTTGCACGGGCAACAGCCATTTGGCTATCATCGGCATCGCCAGATTGTTCGAGCTCGGCCAACTCCTGTTCTGCCTTTGCAAGTACGGCCTCCAACCGCCGTAACGTCATGTTGGCGATAGCTTCCATCCATGACTGATAGGTCGCTTCTCGCTGGGCAAATTCCTCATCGACAGCTTTTAGAGCCTCGGTTTCGCTACGGTTCAACTCATCAACATTACCTTGTGATACGCCAGAACGGAAGGAGCCGTCTTCATTATAGAGGGACTGACGTTTTTTGTCGTATTCCTCTTTGATTTTGCTCCTTTTCTGTTCATAGGACATGTAGTCGGACAACATATCGTCCAACGCCTTTTTGTTGTCAGTAACAAGTCTATCATTGGCCGCTTTGGTAAGGGCGTCAAATTGGCTGGCGACATCTTTGGGCAGTTCGGTAGTAGTCGGAGTGAAGGTCAGCCCCTTTTTCTTCCAATCAGGATTTTCGGACTCCCAAATGGTTTTCTCCCGCTCTTGAATTTTCCGTAAGGTATCTTCCTTCTGGCGTTCAATAGCCTCCAACTCTGCTTTATGATTCAACTCGTTTTCGGCGAGCACTTTTTCGAGACCTTCATCCATCGCGTCGATTCGTGCTCGTTGGATGGACAGCTCCATGTCCTTATAGAGCCGTTCAAGTTCACGCCCTTCATTGGCTATCTTGGTCTTATAGTCGGTGGTCGATGATGTGCTGGCCTTCTTACTTTTGGGGTCAATACCTCGCAAGGTGTCGTATGCGTCTTCGGCAGCTTTCAGTTCCTTGCGCTTGTCCTCAATAGCCTTCACGAAACTTTCCTCATTTCCCTTTCCGGCAAGCAGGTCTTTCAATTCTGCTTTGAGAGTCGTAACCTTATTCTTTGCGGCTTCAAGTTGCTCCGAAAAGGTCTTGAACTGTTTGGTGCTACCGTTAGTTTCGGTAGATGTGGTGGCAATCTCGGAATTGAGACTTGCGATAGTCTGGTTTACTTTGGTCAGACGTGCATCAACATCGTTGAATCGAGCCTCTGCCTTCTGAAGGTCTCTTTGCCCAAACATGCCGGCAACGTCGATAATCGGTTTATCGTAATATGCAGAATTGGTGCGCTTGAGGGAAAGGTCTTCACGAGCAGAATCCCACTCTCTCTGAAGTTCGCGCTGTTCCTTATATGCCTCTTCCAGTTCTTCTTGCGCGGCCTTCAACTTGATTTGCTTTTCAAGCTGAACGAGATAATCCTTAATTGCGTCGGTGTTATTGTTCACCAACTCCCCCTCTTTTGAAAGAGAAGCATTGTATTCCGGTACAATCTCACGCAATTTATCCAATGCTTTCTTGCGCTCATCATAAGCGACATTCGCGTTGGCAACTACATCTTGAAGCGACTTGATTTTTGCGGCCTCTTTATCAAATTCCTCTGAAGCCTTCTTGTTGGCGTTCTCAAGCCTTGAAACAGATTCTTCCGCTTCGTCTGACTTATCGCAGAACATTGCCAAAGCGGTGATAACGGTAGTGAGGGCCGAGAATGCGAGTACATACGGATTCGCTTTCACAGCCTGATTGAATAAGATTTGCGCTTGAGTCGCACGAGTCAGCATTTGAGTTTGCGCGAGGAGTGCCCTTGTTGCCGCAACCGTAGCTGACACTTTCTGAATAGCGTTGATGGCGATAAGCGCCGCCTTGTATGACCCGTAGGCCGTAACGAGTGTGCCGAGAATTTTCAATACGGTATCGTAGTGCTCAACGAGATACGTTAAGCCTTCGATTCCTGTATAGATGAAACCTTCGCTCGATTCTCCCATCTTATCGAGGGCGGCATCCCACGCATCGCCGAGATTGGAGATTTTACCGATGACGGACGTACTTTGTTTCTCCATCAGGTTGAAAAACATTCCGCCTTCCTCGGTCAAGCTACTGATGACCGCTTGCACTTCGGGGAACCCGACCTTGCCGGCCTCTACAAGCCCTCTGACCTCACTTTCTGCCACACCGAAATACTCGGCCAACTCCTTAATCATCGGAATACCTCGGCCGACAAATTGATTAAAATCCTGTGTGTAGAGACGGCCTTGCGTCATCGTTGTTCCATATAGGTACACAAGGTCGCTGAGCGGTTGCGAAAGGCCCGCGGCAATGTTTCCCAACTTTATTAGGGTCTCATTGACTGTCGCGGCATCTTCACCATAGGCAAGGAGCTGTTTTGCACCATTGGCAATACCCTTCATGTCGAAGGGGGTTTTGGCGGCAGTCTCCCGGAGTTGATTCATAAGCGTCGCGGCTTCCCGCTCGTTACCCAGAATCGTTTCAAGAGCTATTTCGATTTGCTGAAATTCTCCGTGAACGGTCGCCATTGACTTTACGAAACTGGTAGCCTGCGCCGCCGAGAAAAACGCGAAAACGCTGGAAGTCGCACGCTTGAACATTTGCTCAATCTTTGCTCCTTCCTTCTCCGCTGTGTCGCCACTCGCAATGATGGCCGAGCGAGAGGACGAAAGTGCTCTCAAAAGGTCGGTCTCATCGCCGGTAACAACAAAATGGATAGCTCCCTGTACTCCGTTCATTATTCTCCGAGTTGTCCGAATTGTCTCAAAATTGCCGCGGCATTTGCCGGGTCGTCCGCATTAAGCACTTCTGGCTTGTCCTCTTCATTAAAAGAGGTCAGAACCGAGATGGCGTCGGAAGTCATCATGTTCAAATTGAGATAGCTGATACCCCAAAGGACATAATCAAGCGTCCATCCGTATTTGGAACACGCGACATCCAACATTCCACCCCAAAGAGAGCGTCCACCAACTACTCTACTCGATTTGCCCTCTTTGTTGCGATAGGCGCGTTTTGCCTTAATATCTTCGTTAATCGAATAGAGGTCATAAAATTTTCGTAATCGACTTGTGTGAGGATTGCGAGAAGGCATGTCCCGAAGTCGGGCGGCAGGCAGTTCCACTTGAAAAATTCAGCTCGTTCGCATATCTTGTCGTTGTCGAGCAAATCTTCTTTCTGGTCAAAGGTTGCGACTGCCATAATCTCACAGACTATATCTGTTTTGCTATCGCATATCCTCATGGCTTCCAAATGTGGATTTTCGCTCAAAGCCTCCTCGTCGATTTCGAGTTGCAGGTAGAGTTTCGATAGAATTTGCATCTTGCCGAGGGTCGGCGGATGAACATCGAATTTCTTTCCTTTCAACTCGAAGGAGATAGGCCGGCCAATCATCGCATCCGATACCGCCGATTCTATAAACCGTTCTTTATCCATATCCGAAAAAACTTGAGCGGATTGAAGGGGTCGAACCTCCGTTTTCAGTCTGGTAGACTGACGCTCTACCGTTGAGCTAAATCCGCATGAGGGATGGGCCGGCAGATAGCCCACCCCAGAGACCAGCAATTCTATTTGCCAGTCGATTGTGAAGAGGCTTGGGCCGCCGCCTTTTTCACGTAGAGGGTTGCCGGAGCTACCGATTCGCTTTCCGGCTCCATCGTCGTAACCTCAAATTCAATCGTCCATCCTTCCGCCGTAGCGAATTTGGGCGTAATCGAGGTGTAGCAATACGGAAGTTCTGCACCGATTGCACCGACAAGAAGAGGGTCTACGGTGTATGACCTCGGTTCCGAAACGATGGTTGTTTTCATAGCCAACTTATCGGTGGACACCGAAAGGCCAAAGAATTTGGCAATCTTGTCCAAAGAGGCTTTGATTACCGTGAACTTCAGAGTCCACGTACCTTCAAGCTCCATCTTGTCCACCAACTCGTGACCTTCACCGAAAAGTTCGTTCACGTTGCCTTTAACAAGTTCAAGGGAGGTGGTGTTCTCCTTAATCTTGCCGACATCTTCGAGGGTAGTGCCGAGCGCACCGCTTTCGCCAGACGCACCGGATTTAATTGTAGGCTTACCCCATGCCGTTACTGCGGATGCTGTTGCCATAATGGTCTACTTTAAGTGAGTAAATGATAATCTGTTGTTTATGCAATGCTCGTCGGCTCCATTCACTTTGTAAACCTTCTGTTTTTCGATGGAGAACCGATAATCACTGACTGTATATTCCTCCAAGAGGTTGATAGCGAGCCGAGATAAAATGCGGACTCTCGGTTTGTCAATAATCATCTGATTGTCGCGCGGAGTGTCCGGGACATAGATATTGATATTGACAACATTCTCTTGCGAGTCTCCACCGACAAGGTTGTCGAGGACGAGAATCGTTATATCCTCTTTGCCGGAGTTCTTCGGTCGTTCGTCGGTGTATAACTTACCGCCGCGCGACAAAACTTCTCGGTGTAAATCCGACCCTTTCAGAATCGAATAGAGAATGTCCGTTATTTCCGCGTCAGACTTCATTATGCCGCTATTTGAGTTTTGAGTTGCCGCATCATTCCGGGGAGTTCTCGGCGAGCCAAAAGCTCCGCGGAGGTTAGTACGACCTTATTATCCATAGCTTCGACGTAGGCCGCATAGTGCATACCTGCGACAACAATGAGTGCGAATCCTGTCTTGTAGTTGCTCGCGAGCTTCTTTGCGAGGGCTTTTCCCTCTACCGGGCCTTGTGTGCCATTTTTGACTTGTTTGAAATCACTCATGGACACAATGCGACCTTCCATCACGATTACATAGCCGATTGAACTGCGAAGATTTCCGGTTTGGTCGTACCAGCTTTCTTCTTGCGACCTATCCCGTGCTTCGATGATGCACTTCTCACCTAAAAAGGCCAGCGTCCGAACAACTTTTCGCTTGGCTTCCTGCATCGCTTGTGCAAGAGCCCTATCAATTACGCTGATAGGGGTAGTCATCTTCATAGCCATAGTTTCGTATCGAGCTGTCCTTTGTGGGGGCGAGTAATGGGCTGTTCGCTTTGCAGGTTCCCGGCTTTGTCGTATAGGCGAACCATGTCGCCATGCCGATAGATTCGGTCATCAGGGTCGAGATAAACCACGTAGGAAAAGGTGTAGAATGTTCCGTCGTCGAGCTTGATTTGCTGGCCCGTTCCGTTTGCTACATAGCGGCAGGGTATCGGGTCGCTCCATGACTCGGTATCGGCAATCCAATCTCCGGTTGCGTCGTCCCGATGACCGGTTGTACTACGAATCCTTAACCTATGTGGTCTAAACTCTACCATCTGACTACTCGCATAGATTCTCTACGGTCGGTTGCAGGGAAACACCGATAAGAGGCTCATCGTATTTCGCATAGACGGAATTTGCCGTGTTGATAAGAATATCCTTATCGTTCACGCTAATACTCACGTCTCCCTCGCTCACATTGGCTACCGTTACCAGATATTTCATAATATCTGCCTCGCAGAGGGCGAAGGCTTTACTTCCCATCACTTGAGTATTGATTTCCTCTTGTAATGAATCGTAAATGCCTCGCCGTACCGCGATGGTTTCGATAGTGTCTTTCGGAACGGGATAACCGACACACGACTTCAGGGCCTCCAATACGGTCTTCATATCCCTATGCCTCGATACCGAGAGCCTTCTTGAGTGCTACCTTCTGTTCCTCGTCCAGAGCCTCGATTTTGGATTCGAGATTGGTGGCCGTGATGTTCGGATTGGTCGTTGCACCAATCGACTTCATGGCGGCCAAAACGGTCTCCTTGTCGAAAGTCGAATCGAACACGTTTACCGTGTTGTCTGCACCTGAACTGTTGGCGGGAGCTGATGCGGGAGCCGCAATGCTTCGCCTGTCTTCGAGGCTCATTTCATCCGTGGACTGGCCGTCGGCCCATTCGGTATTTGCGATGTTTGCAAATACGAGCGACCCACGATTGATGAGAGCGGGCTGAACATACGCTTCAATCATCGTAACCTCAAGCAGGGGGTTCACCTGCGAGTACACGGTGGTTTTGGCGTACTTGCCCTGTGCCTGAATCGCGGCTGTACCTTTCACGAAAGGAACCGGCTTATAGTACGTCCAGCCAAGCTGGGCGACAGGCGACAAGGCAACGACGTTCTTGTTCCACGGCTTGATGGTCGTCCGGGAGCCGTCTTTGTGCTCGATGGTTGCGTAGCTGTCCAGAACTATGATACGCGGATAGCCGTGCTTGTTCTGATAGGCGTTGATGTTGTCGAGAGACAACACCTCGGACGAGACAAGGCCCGTTACGTTGAGCAGGACGGAAGCGACACGCTTCATTGTTTTTTCCTGCGAAAGCAGAAGCTCGAATGTGGCCTTTTCGAGGAAAGCGAACATCGGCTTCTTCTTACCCTGCAAGGCCATCATGTCCTGCCACTTGGCGAGGTCGCCAAGACCGTCAGCACCGGATTGACCCCACGGAATATCGGAGGCAACGAAGTTTTCCTTCGGTACGTTGAAGTTGATGACGTCCTCGGTTGCCATATCTCCTTCGATTTCCTTCGGGAAAGTCTGGATGCCTCGCGACCCGAGACGGCATGCGTCGATTTCGATTTTGTAGTCTGCACCGTCATTGCAGGCTTTCACGTCGTCGTAGACCATATCTACGAGGTAGCGAGCAGTCTGCTTGTCTTCGGTGTTAGCGGCCGCAATGGTCTTCAGGTCTTCGTACTCACCGATTTCCAGCTCCGTCTTTTCCTTTGACATCGAAATCTTGGAGAGCTGTCCACTCCACGAACCAACCGTCTTGCGGCTTTTCAGCGGTGCTTTCGTATTGAAGGCGACACGGTCTGCCGATACGGGAATACCGTCCTCACCTTCGATACCCTTCAGGTCGAATTTGGGAGTGTACTTCAGCGGGAACAGTACCGGCCAGATAAGGCCGTTGCCCGGCTTATAGGAATCGACCTCTGCCTGCAATCCCGGCTGGTCGAGGTCGAAAAGGGGTTTATTCATGTGTCCCATAGCTTACACGAGTGAAATGTTTTTCATCATCGCTACTACCTCCTCGGAGATAGGAGCAGTTTCCTTACGCAGATTTGCGCCGTTGATAAGGCGAACCTCTTGGTCTCCCTCTCCTGCGTATGCGGGAGAACCGAGGATATACGCCGGCTGATAGATGGGTTCGGCTGAATCGGCACTTGCGGCTTTGGCCTGATAGAGAACCGTGCCGATGGCGATTTCGACACCCATCGTTACCGTTACGATGTCGTAGTTCGGATTGCTGGTGTCTACCTTCGTCGAAGCAACAGCCTTCTTGCCATGTCCGATGATGTCGCCAGATGCGATACCGCTTCCCTTTTCGATTTGAATGGTGGTGTCGCTACTGCCGACAGCTTTTGTCAGACGGTATGCCTTAATAGGCTTGCCACTTGCGTCGAGAGCTGTTCCCGGCATGATGTCATGGGCCGGATTAGGAATGACACCTCCGGCAGGCTTTTCTGCGAACACCTGCTCGAAAACTACGGGCATGGGTTTCGCCGGAGCTGTGTAATGGAATTTCCTTTCCATGTTTCTTACTGATTGGTTGGCAGCCCTGCGATGGCCGGGGCTGCGGTTTCGGCCTTACGTTCGCTGATTCGCTCCTGAAGCGCTGGGTCGAGGGTTTTGCTTCCTTCACTCGAACCGCCTTTCGGCTTGGGGGAGTTTTTCAGTCCTTCGTTGGAGTTCTCTTGCACATAGGAATCGACATCGGCTGTAATTTCAGTCAGATATTCAGCGAAGTCATCGTCGCTCTCGAAGGTCATACGGCCAAAGTTTTTGAGGAGCGTTTTTTCGTATGACCCGCCAGCCTTTTTCGCGATTTCTTTAACCTGCGAAAGCCGCGTGTCTGCGATTTTGCTACCTTCAATAGCTTCCAACCGTTTGGCGATAGGGGAAAGGGTTTCGCTCACGATACCGCCGAGGAGCTTCTTGAGGTCATCCATGTTTTTGAGATTGATTGCACCCGTCGATTCCTCTTTCTCGTTGGCCTGCTCGCCTTCCTTGTCGGACGGCTTTTCAGTCTTTTTCGACTCGCCGGTTGCGGTAGTGGATTTGTTGCCATCCCCGTCCTTCGACTTGTTGATGATTCGACTGGCCGAGGTCTGGGCTAATTCGAGATAGGGCATCACCGCGTCGATTTCAGCGTCAATGTCCTCTTCTGTGGCATCATCACCGAGGTTGTTTGCAATCCGGGATGCAACACCCTCGATTTCCATTCGGTTGAACCCCAACGACGCCACTTTGGGTTTCAACTTTACGATTACTTGTGCGACCTTACTCATCGTATTGGTAATTAGTTAAATAAAAGTCTGCTGACACGTATGCCAGCAGACTCCCCACGTTACTAAAAACCAAGAGCAAGTGTGTTGTTTCGTGCAGTAATCCGTGGCGTACATCGTCATACGCTTGATGCAAATATATACAAAAGTAGGGACAATATCCCTACTTTTGAAGAAAAAATATGCAAAATTTTGGCTTAAATTACTCGTTTCTTTGTAATGTTATGACTAATCGGAGATTACAAATAACCATTATTTTGCATTATAAAGGGTCTTTATAAATGCGTCGCGGGCATCATTATACTCGAAGCCTTCACCGATGATAACCCTTGCCGCGCCGTAATAGGAATTACTTGTGAGTTGTCGTTGCCAGCACCCATTGAACCGAGACCATTTGAATCCGTTTCGTTTCAAGGAGAATATCACATTTGAGTCGGGTTTCTTGTCGTGGAAGATTTGCAGGCGGTCGTCGGCGTAGTTCTTGACTACCTTACCGCCATCGAAAGGTATCTCGACACTTTCCCGATTTTCACGTTCTGCTTGCCGCTGGATGGCTTGCTCGCACACTTCTTGGAGTTTCCAGATTTTGTGCCGCGACGTGAAGAGCGGTTTTTTCAGCCCTGTTGTATCGCTCTCTTGTACCTCCTTGATGTACGCGAGAGCTTTCAATACGAGAGCGGCTTTCCCATTGTTGGCGAGGCGTTCAATTTTGCCGAAAATCGAGTTGGTGAATGCGGTTCGGTACGAGTAGGTGTTCTTGCCGGTGTCAATCTCAACACAAGTTTGCACGTTATAGTCGATGTCTCGTTTGAGACCGCGCCATTCTTCGGCCTCTTTCTCTTCGGGAGATTTAGCGGCTTCTTGGCATACTTGGCCCGCCATTCACTAAACTCTTCGACAGCTCGGTCGAAGGAGTTGTTGGATTTTTCGTTTCGTCTGACCGGAAAGTTGGCAGGGCCGGCAATCATTACACTCAATATGCGGGAATGTTTGTCGAAAAGCGTCCCAACCCATTCCCTGAACTTGGCGACGTACTCATCATGTTCTTCAGCCGGAAGTTTCTTCAAGTCCTCAATAACGAGAGATTCATACTCGCGAATTGCTGTTGCGGCGCGAACTTCGGGGCTGGAGCTCGTGCCGTCGTATGCTCTTACGGCCCTCGCCCAAAGGTCTTCAAAGGAAATATCGTATTTCCATGATACTACCTCCCAGAGTCTCATTTCGGTTTCGTTATCTGAAACGACCGTAGCATTGCCCCATCCGGGCTGGGAAGCAAGGTGAGCGTATTCGGTGTGCATGAAACCTTCCCGGAGTTTCTGACCGCGCCATTCAAAAGTCCATTCTCCGTATTCGGGATGGGCGATTTGTCGCACTTTGTCTGCACGATGGCAGTTTCTCTTACTCAAGACGATTGTTTCCATTTTGCTCTTTATTTATTGGTTTTCAGAATATCAACTTTGTAACACTTCATCATTTTATCAGTCTCTATACCCATATTCCACCACTTACCAATGTAGTAATTACGGGCGTCTTTTTCCGAAAGGTTTATCGGAGTAATGAAGCTATCGAGGTCTCCGTCTTTGCCTCTCAAATAAACTTTGACTATCGTGCGAGCCATGACTACTTTCTTTGGGATAACCATAAATCACGTTTGGCCCGACAGCTATCAAGCGAAGCTCCAACACAGGAGAAGAGTTCTCCATCCTCGGTGCGGTAATCATATTGCCACCGTGTCACCTCCTTGCGACCGATTCGTGTCCTGTAAGAGGTGTAGTTTTCTTGTCCGGGCCGGCAGGCAGAGCACCCGTTTACGTTGATTGAGTTTTCCATATTGCTTTTAATTATAGCGTAGAACAAGCCACGCGAGTTATACATATTTATCCAACTCTTTTTCAAGTTCCACTCGGTCTATTTCCGGAAATAATTCCAAAACAAGCCCTAAAGCTCGGCAATAATCGCAACCGAATTCCTCTGTATCCATAAGGCGTAGCACCATAGTACATGGGATGCTCTTCATATGTTCACCGGAAATTATTTTGAAACGCAGTAAATCACGTTCGTTGAGTAGTATTGTAGGCCCTTTCATGCTGTAATCTATTTATTATAAATTAGTTTTCCATGATTATAATTTTGCAATTTTGAGAATTGTTTCAATTTCTCTTGCAAACCGGCGTTCATATTGCATGGCTGGTGTCACATTTACATAACCAACGAACGGGTGCGATTTGATGATACGGCCAGCCTTGCTGACGGCCTCCCGTAAGGCTCGATAAAACTTTGAATCAATCGTGACACGTTCGATGCCGACCATAAGGTCTGTTCTGCCATTCGTGAGGTCTGCGTCGATGAACTTTATTATTGCCTTCATAACTTATTGATTATCTTTTATTTGTATTGTAAAACTACAAAGTTTATGACTTTTTACCAAACGGATAACCTGTTATTTTTCAGTGAATTGCAATTATTTTTCGCGCATGGGCTTATAAAAAAGTGCTGGGAAATACCCAGCACTTTACACAAGACGAAGACCGTTCTCAAGACGCCCTTTTTTGAAGTTATCGCGTACCCAATAGGGAACGGAAGAGGATTCCTTTGCCCGTGTCATATTATCGGAGCACCACTTTTTGAAGCCGGGCGGAACGTCTTTAACCTCATTGACGCTCGTTTTTGATTCGGCCCAGAACTCCGAGTCTTTCATCAAAATCGGAATGACGTAACACCGACAGTTTGGATGCCAACTCGTAAACTTGAACCATTTTGGATACTTACCGGCAAAGGCTTCGCATACCGAACATGAGTATTTGCGGCCAGACCGTTTTACTTCATATCCGACAACGAAATCAAGTTGTTGCCAACGCTCATAGTCTGCTGTTTTATAAGCCATGTTTATCTCGGTTCGGGCAAGACGTAGCGCGTTCTTATAGCTACTACGATATTGCCCAGAACCGGGCGTGTATGATTTGGCCGCTTTCGACAAGACGAGGCTTCCGTATTGATTTCTGACACGGCGGAACAATCTTTGCGGCTCATTTAGATATTCGCGAATATCTCGGCTCACCTCTGCCGCACTTCTGCCTTCCGATAAACCAACAGACAATGCAAGTTCAAGGTTTGACCGATATTCTTTTGTCATATTCCAAATACGGGCAGATAGATTCATGCCGCTATCTTTCCGTTCTATAAAGGCTTTGAGCGCACCATCGTTACCTTGAAAATACTTTTGATATTCTTTGCCGGCAATTTGTCGGTCTGAAAGTTTCTTGCCGAGAATACTTTTCGTCAGATTGTCATTCTTAACATTGCTTTCGTCCCATTCTGCCGTTACTCCGTTGATAATGACCGCCTGAACATCCGACGCCATCGTGTCCATCAATTCATCAAAACGTGTTTTCAGCTTGGGATAATTATTGAATGCGAACAGTTTGGAACCATCATATTTGACGGACTTTGCAAGTTTGACCGAATCCTTGTTTACCTGCTCGAATATGGCATCTATCAATGCGATATACCGCTCAATACGGGTGTAGTGAGCGGTATATTCTTCCCGTTGATTTATGCGTTTTGTCGGCATAGCTATCGAGCACCCTCAAATACGTCTACAACACGCGAGGACTCTGTTTCGGCCCGCTGTTCCTCTTTGAGTCGTTTCATTTCTGCGTCTACGTCTTTGACCTCTCCGAGACGTTCTACCGCAGTCTGTTGAGACATAACCGGCTTTCCCCCGGTTGCTTCTGTCAGTTCGGAAATTCTCGCGGCCCGGTCGTTCTGAACGAACGGGGTGATGTGGTGTGATACTTTGAGTCGTTTAATGCCGTCTCGCCATTCATTTTTGGCTTCGGCGAGGAAGGCTTTGATGATGTTGCACTCTCTGTCGAACGCCCAAATGATGTCGTCTTTCTCTTCGCCAACTTTCATGTGGGCATCGGCAAGAAGGGTCTTTCTGGCATCTGCACCAATATTGCCGAGGCTCTTCACATTCGTCATGGACAAATTCGGCATCTGGGTATCTTCTTCGATGTTCTCTTTGAGTTGGCTGATGTAGTATTGGATTGCATCGTGCGATACGGCAGGCGACACCAATCCGACGTCTCCACCCTGTTTGAGTTTATAAACCTCGCGGGCTTCTCCGCCGTCCGGCTTATCTCCGATGAGGTCGCCGACGACCTTGACAATCGGAGCGGAGTTTTTGCGTATTACGTCGCTGGTTCGTGAAAGCGTAAGTTCAATGTCGCTACGGTTGTTCGCAATACCGTCGTAAATAGGAGCCGGACGCCACAGGTACACCGCCGGAATTTTACCGATGGGGATAGGTCTGGTTTCGATTTCTGCATCCGTATAAAGGCCGTTTTTGCTGGAATAGCTCTTGAACGTGTCCTTCGTATAGCAGTCGAAATAATACGTTGTCTGTTTCTTTTTTGTGATGGTGTACTCGATGCACATTGCCACCATATCATCATACTCGTCGAAAACCGGCCACAATTTCGCTTCGCTGATTTTCGACATTTTGGTCGGCATGGGAGAATAGCTCCGGCATTTGAACTTATACTTGCACTTGAAACCATAGTCTTCGTTCTCCTCTTCAACTGCATACCATACAGTACATACCTCGCAGGCCCCGAAATATGCACGCATCCGGTTTTTGTTCACGCCGTTGATTCTGACCTTCTCGTAGATAGCTTCGATGGCATTGGCGATTTCCTTCAAAGTCTCATCGTCCTCCGTTTCATACTTGCGTTCGACCGGAATGGTGAAACACATCTGGTTCATCCGACGAGTAACTATTTTCTCGGCAGGGTATAAAATGCGGGCGGCACGGTCTATCTGGCCGTTCTTTTTCCGTTTATCTCTTGGCCGGAGGGCAGGATTGGTAATGATTTCGTGCTTTTTAGGGTCGTAATATTCCTCCAACTCCTCCCACAAAGGTACAGGGGTGGTTTTGTCTTTCAGGTCTGCGATGATTTGAGCAATAGGTCTGTCTTCGCTAATAATCTCGTTGATGTCCATTTCGTTCCGTATGTGTGCCGTGCGCCTTTACACGGCGAATTGTCTAAAATCTTTTTATCGGTACATGACAGAAGATAACTTCCGAACATTCACCGTTCAAATAATCTGCGGCAAGAGCGGCAATCGCCCTTGCTCTGGTCGTTGAGAGTTTTTCGATGCCTGTATAGTCTTTCTGTCGGCGCCGGAGCATTTCGACCGCCATCGTGTAACCTTCTTTGACTGACCGATTGGCGGCCCTATTCATAACCTTTTCAGCCAAACGAGCCTCTATCTTGGTGATTACGGTCTCGATTTGGTCTTCATTCGGAACCTCCGTTGATAGGTTGAGATTCTTGGCTGTTTTGAAATAATCTTTGCTGTCCATATCCAAATGTCGGGCTAAATATACAACAAAAATAGGGATATTATACCTACTTTGCTATGAAAAATCATCTTCAATATCCGCATCGGACACACTTTCGATAGCGTTGCTCGGATAGAAAGTATTGGCAAGAGCATCGAAATCGTCAGGAGACCGGCCGATACGCTTCTTGATGTCGTCTTTGGGTTCGATGATGATTTTGCCATCACTTACGAACTTCCAATGAATTTCGGTTGCCTCTTCTGCAAACTTGTCATTGGGAGGGAGTGCCGGGTTCATCTTGTTCTTGGGGTTGAGCCAATCCCGCACGCACCAGAATAAGAAAGCTCTCATGTTGGCAAATTCGTGCTGGCCGGTAATGTCGTGCAGGTCGCGTGCCCCTTCGGAGTATTTGCACGAAACGGCATTTTTATATCCCAGCTCGCAAAGACGGGAGAATACACCAGCACCCTCTCCGATGGTGTCAATGTATGCCTCTGCATTGTCATCTTGGAGGATTCTGGCTACCATGCCTGCGACGTGCATGTGGTCTGCTTTTCCTGCGGACTGATGCCGCTCGAATTGGGGAACGTAGCTCCCGTATCGTTTGCATACGACACTTTCGTCGCGTCCCATGCCGGCTACATCGACTCCGGCACGGCAGGAGCCGATTGGTTCAAATCCTTCTTCTTGCAGTTTGCACCAACGCTGGTTGGCGAGTTCAATCCACTCGTAGGGGATAAGGATGTCTTCTGCAACTTTCGGGAACATTCCGAGCACCTTAATTCGGAAAAGGTCGTTTGGACGATACAATCCTTCCTCGAATTTGAAATCACCCTCTCCTTCATTGAAGTCCTGCTCACTTACGGGAGATGCCCAACTTTTCACTTTGTCTTTCACCCACTCGTAGTCCACTTGTCCGGGTATGATGACTTGTTTTTTAACTACGTTCTCGGCGTTCAGCGAATTGAGCCGGAATTTGGCGAATCGTTCGGACTTCATAGCGCGTGCCGCATATCCGGTGGTAACATTCGGGTTGAATACTATCAAGAGCCGCGAATTACCTTGCAAGTTACCTTCGATGGCCGCAAAGGTCGCTTCGGAGATACCTGATGCCTCGGTTACAACAAACATGGTATTGACCGCATGGAATCCCGACCATGCCTCGGTCGCGTCATCTCCAGCTTTGAAACCGGTAAGAAACCACTCCTCGTAATCGGTACGAATATCGAACGCCACCAATCTACCCGGCAGGAATTGTGCAGCCTTGAACAAACGGCGAACTTCCGGTGACATGATATTGCCGACCTGTCGCGCAGTAGGGGCCGTCATTGCAACCTTCGTATTGCCGACGAGCCTGCCGCGTTCGTCAAATGTCGGAGTCAGGTACATGAAGCATAGCGAGCCGCAGGCGGCAACAAAGTCCTTACCACGAGCTGTCCCACTCGCAACAGCCGTCATCGGATTGGTCTGGATGGATGTGATGATAGCCTGTTGCTCACGGTCAAGTCTGGCGTGCAAAACGTCGCGGACAAACTTGTTCCAGTCTGCCCGCCACGAATTGAAGAGGTCGATATGTTTCTGCTCAATAACCATCAACAAACACCCAGCACTATACTCGCGTCGATATTCAGTTTTCGGCTGATGTCCTGTGCTACTTTGTACGTTGGCTCTGTCTTTCCCGACACAATGGCGCTGACACGCGACGGACTGATATTAAGCATTGCCGCAAGACCTCGCTGGGTCAAGTGCATTTCATACATTCGCAATTTCATCACATCGGCAAGCGATGGAGTGCCAATAGCGAAGTGTTCTTCGGAGTAGTCTGCCACGAGGTTCGACAACAGCTCAAGTTCGATGAGATTTGCGTCATCTTTCGGCGTATTGTCGTCTACCAGCGGAAGCAACTCTTCAACTCGATTAACCGCCCAATCGTATTGGGTTTTGTTCTCAATCTTTGTCATACTTGCTCTACTTTTATATGTTCCGACAATCAATTCTATCGTATTCCTTATGCGTCCCTATGAATCGGATATATACAAACCGAATTGTAAACTTAATCACGGCCACCAGACGGAAATCATTTCCTTTGATATTGAATACATAACGCTGATTGCCTACATTATCAACGCTATTGAAGGTCTTTTTTATATCCGCGAAGCAACTCCATTCGCTTTTCTTGACCTTCTGTACCCAATCCTGCAAAGCAACCTTTGATTCTGGGTGCTTCTCGGCGTATTCCTTGATAGCCTGTTCGGTGAAAATCCTCATGTCTATTTGGGTTGTGCATCAATTATAGTGCAAATATACACAAAGAATTTCATTTTACAAAATATAATTCTGTTTTATGAAACGCAGCTCGCTTTTTTTCTGTCTTTGCGAAGTGCAACTATTGCCACGTCCATTGCTTTGCCGATAACGAACGGATGAGGTTGTTTGCACTTCGCGCCTCGTCTCCACTTCTGGTAATGGTGCAGGATGCGTTCTGCATGGTATCTCGTCATTCGGTAGAATCCGAACTCGCATTTGTCTCGACAACTACGCTCGTTGTCGGAGATTTCGCAATAGCCGAAGCCACAACTATCTTCGGCTTTGAGGAAAGAACATTCCCCACAATAACATGGTGTCGGTTTCATCTTATGGATTCAGTTGTAAACATTTCTTCTGCAATACGGTCTGCGTCTTTGGCAAGGCCGGCTATGCAAACTCGCTCTCTTGCTGTGTTGGCGGACTTTGCCAACATAGAGATTACATGAGGTTCGGGCAAACTTTTGTCTGCCCATACTTGCTGGGCGAGGCTTACGCCATCGACATCCTTTCCAAGTTTGTGGGCGGTGAGAATAATTACCGCATTGCACAAATAGCTGGGTGCTTCAGTCATTATCTTACTTTTCTAAAAATTACATCTATACCGTCAGACCGCTCTTCTCCGAGACATGGGCCAAAGTATTTGATAAGCGTGTTATATCGCTCTTCCTTACACGGTGTCGCGTGGCACATTGAACATCTGTTTGCCACTTTGGTAGTTCTGACTTGATAGGTCGAACCTTTGTACTTAAAAACCGAGTATAACAATCGTCCTTCCATAGTTCTATTTGTTTTCGTGAATCGGACGCCAGCCGATGATTTCGCAGTCAGCGGCGCACCAACCTCCACCGGGAGCCTTTTGCCACCACCCATGCAGGTCATGCCGCATGACGTCGTAGGTGTTGAATTGTCGATGAACCATTACCAGCACCTCTTCGTCTGTGTACGGAGTAATTATCTTTGGATTATGCCATTTGGTCAGTTCTTCGCGCTCTGACTTGGCTCCGGAGCTAAATGAGATAAACCTTGTCAACGAAGAGCAGTTATCTGTATCGCAATTCAACTCTGTGCCGTATTTACAAAACTCTGTTCCTGCATATTTGCATCCAGCATATTCTTCCGCTCTTTCTTTAATCGTCTTCATATTCAATTCATCCGTATTACGATGTTCCCCAAATTTTCCAGCCTACTGACGACACGTTCCATTTCGCCTCTGCTTTCAAAGTTTGCATACGTCAACCAAATGCCCATAAAAGTTCGTTTTTGGATTGTGTACCACTCGTCGCCGAGTATATTTTCCATTCGTCCGCATCGGTAAGTTTTCATAATTATTTCGAGATTTTGCGATAATCACGCTATTTTTTCAGAACGGAGGGTCGCAGTCTTTGCAAACCCCTCGGAATCTAAAGAACTCGTAATAACGCCCCAATATGCACACGGACAAATATCTTCGATACATATTGCGTCCGCAGTTATTACATCCGCATCCCTGTATGCGTACTTTCAAGATTTTCATTGTAGCGCAGTTTTCAAGGTTTCGTAAAGAGTGTTTATCATTGCCTCTGCCGCTTCCATATCGCTTACAATGTCCTTGATATGATACGGAGCACCGTTCTTGCCGTGGCCGTCCGTGCCTATCCACAGATAGGCTTCATAGTCGGGGTCATAACACTCGTAATATTGTTCGATTTCTTTCAAGAGGGTGTCGGGGTCGTTATCTTTCATTTCTGCACAGAAATCCAAGTCATGTCCTTCCGGCGTATATTGGGAAAACTCGAACTCAACAACGTTCGGAACGGAGGTATCGGACGTAACCTGCCATCCCAAAGAAGTGGCAACGGTTGTAATCTGTTCAATCAAGTCCATGTTCTACGATTGTTTCAGGGTGAATATCGAACTCCCAATCGACTTCATCATCTGGAAGTGAGGAATGAATATTGCCTCCGAGTACGAGACCACAATGCTCTTGAACATATTTCTCGGCTTGCTCTTGGCTTTCCGCTTTGATTCTGAATGTTCCGCTGAACACAAACTTTGTAGGCACAGCGTAGAATCGTTTCTTGCTCATGGTTCTATTGCATTGATTTGACAAACTCTATCGTTCGTTGAATCTTGTCAAGGGTTCCACTCAAGTTTCGGATGCGCTCTTTGATTCTGTCCGACTTTGAAGAGGAAAAGTTCAACTTGCTATGCCTCATACCGTAACCCCAACCCATCCTTGCGACTCTTTCAGTCTCCGAGCGGTTGGCGTCAATAAGACGGTCTTCTGCTTTCGAAATACTCGCCTTAATGCTGGCAGCACGAGATTCGAGATATTCAATCACACGGTCCATGTCTCAAAAATGCGGGTCGATGTAATGTCTCTGGTAATGGAGCGCAAGCCGAACACCATCGCGGCTATATTGACCTTCTTGTATCCATTTGCCGTTCGAACGCTTGGTGAATATCTTGGTGCCTCCTTCAAGCTCCGGCAAGATGTTATATCTGCCTGCGTAATAATCAAGACACTTTGTAGCGTTGAACCTAACGGCTACCTTCCGCGCTGTAATCACTTCTGTAACAGTAGCGGCCCGATAGTCCGAATAGTAGCAGATTGTGCATTTCAAGCCAACCTCCGGAACAAGGTCTTTAATGGCCTGCTCTCGCTCTTTTTCCATCTCATCCCTTTCTTCAAGGGTTTCCCAGTTCTTCAGTCGAGCTTCAATCTCGTGAAGTTCGTCAAAACTCTCTTTACTCGTCATTGCTCTTGGTGTATTTGGTTCTTATCAACTCTTTGGCTTTGCATACCTCGGCATTCGTATCTATTCCGATACTCCGGTAAAATCCGGCGTGCCCTCCGAGACTCTCCGAGGCGATTTGGAGCGTTCTAACCTCTTCTCTGGTAAATCCCATCCGGAAGGTAGAGAAAATCGAAAATGCGCCGCGAAAATCACCTTCACGGAACATTAACAAGGCTCGCTCTGTTTTAGTCGACATCGGACATCATTTGCTTAATCTCGTCGTAGGCCTCTTTCGTGGGATAAACAAACCAGTCGGTTCCGCCGTCGATGCACAGGCTGGGGTGGCCAAAAGCATTCGCAAGCGGCCAACCAGAAGCAACACGGTCTTTCTCCATTTCATTCCCTCTAAAATTTCGAATCACATACAAGCACCCGTTTTCAACCTCAAACTGGTAGGTGTTTTTGTCGTCCTTGTCTCCGAAAAACTTTACAGTGCCTCGTACCATAACTATCTGTCTTTTAATTGTTTGATATTCTTTTATTGATATGTAAATCTACAAAGAATGTAACTTTTGACCAAACAGATAACTATTTATTTTCCAATGCATTACAAGTTTTTTTGAGCTGTTCTGGGACTACTTTTTAGACTTATCTTCGGATGTCGCCGCCTTCATCAGTTCGAGGAAAGGATTGACCGTCAAGTCGGTCTCCGTCTTCTCGACATATCCACGGTGCTTCATCTTGGTCTTCGAAAGCCAGATGAGCATCGTGGTGTCCTTCTCAATGGTAGCCTTTGAGAACATGGCGGTTTCGATATTGTCGTAGAACTCTTCGCACACGTTGTCCCACTCCTTTTTGAAGGTGTCATCTTCGTCCCTCCACCGGTACACCGTATTGCGAGATATGCCCACGACCTTGCAGGCTGCCGAAACATTCAACAGCCTTTTAGAGAGTGCTTCAAGAAACAGCTTCTTTTTCCTTCTCGTGGTCAGAGCCTTCTTCTCTTCAGCTTTCTCTACATTACTCGGTCGGGGTGTTTTCGCGTCCGCCATTCAGCATATTGTCTACAAGTTCGACCATTTTGCACACACTCAGCGCCTGCGCTTTGATTTTGAATTTGCTCGAAATCTTTGCCGTTACCTCGTTCAATCGCTTCATGTAGTTCTTGTCCATGATGATTGTGTTCTCCAACTCGTCGGAGGTGTAGTTTTCAAGCTCGGCCATAATCCGGTCGAAGGTTGCCTTGCTCGTATCAACAAACATGAGGGTTACAGGCACGACTTCATTACTCGGCATCTCGACAGTATAGTCGATGTCCTTCACGCCTTCCAGAATCTCGTTACTGATATGAGCGTACTCCTTGAAGGCAACGTCTCGTATCTCATCGAGAAGCTGTTTGATGATTTCCGGGTCATCCTTTCCAGAAATCGAATTGTGGGAAAGCTGCTTGGCTCGAATCTCGTCGTTCGAGGTGTCTGCCTCAAGAACGTACATGACAGGGATGATGGTCAAGCCGGCCATTTTAGCAGCTTCGACACGGTGATTACCAGATACGACGGTGAAGTGTCCGTCTGGGTATTTCACGCAGAAGGGAACAGACGAAAGCTCTCCGTCACGCTTGATGTTCTCTACCAGAGCCCGGAAGTCCGTCTGCTCCATGTAGCGTGCATTTTTGTCAATGAGGCGAATTTTGGAAATGTCCACCTCTTCAATCTTAAATCGTCCCATACTATTTTGAAAGTTTTTGAGCTGTTTTTACAAGACTGTTCATGTCATTGCCTACGTCCGTTCCGTTACCGTTGCAGAACTTGTCCCACGTCTTGTCGTCGCATCCGTTGAGTGCCTTTACTCCAAGAATGGAATAGACGCGATTGGCGAACTTCCGAAGGCGCGTATGGCAGGCTTCATAACCGGAGATGTAGCCATCGTATCGCTCCCGCATGACACAACAGGAATCTTTGCACGAGGTTGAGCACGATATGCCGGCTTCTGAACATCCGCAGAATTGGCGGGCTTTCTTTCTTACGTCTTTTGCATTCATTGTCTTTCTGTACCTATTGTGTAATGAACCAACCCTGCACGACCTGTTGAGCACATTGACGCGCTTGCCTCTATCAGAGCACGCTGGTCGGTGTTCAGGAGGTCCGAAAATTCGGTCCATCGTATTGTTCCGCTTTCTTTGTCTATTACGGCGTATTCGGGCAAATCAGCCGTCATGGGGTTATATACGCCGCTTTCAATGCTTTCTACCCATACCAGCGCACACGGGAAATCGAGACATACGATTTTTTTAGCCATCCCGTTGAGCGCATTCGCCACAAACTCTTTGGCGGACTTAACCATAGCTTCTTGCTCTTTGTTCATATTTTATTTGCTCGTGGTAAATCTTTTTCATACCTTTGTTCTCGGAAGGGTGGCAGAGAGGCCTATTGCGGCGGTTTGATAAACCGTTAATCCTTCGGGATTCAGGGGTTCGAATCCCCTTCCTTGAACATTCTTACACTACATAACTCAAGAGGTCGTAAGCGGCCTCTTTTTTATTTCCCTTTGTCCTTGTAAAACCGATTCTGAAATTCCTTCATTATCGAATCGAGGGAGCCAAGCTTGCCGGCCACCTGATTGTAGTAGAGTTTCCCGATGCCGCGCTCGTCAAGGTCGAATACTCCGCGATACTTCATTGACACAGGCTTATCGGTGAAAACAGAGGTGCATATACGCCCAACTTCCGTTTTGAACCTGATGCACAACTCTTCTCGATACTCCGTTGAGAGGACGCCCATGATGAGAAGTTTGCTCAACTTCGGGAGGGGGTGGTCTATCACAAAATCGCTCTTCATTGACACTGCGTCGGTGCCGTACTTGTCGACCTTCATGAAATCGAACATGCTCGCACCAAATACATAGTTATCAATGAACCAGAGGTAGCAGAACGGGGCAGAACCGAGGATGATGTCCTTTTTCAAGTAAATCATTCTGAGGTAGTCAATTTCACTCATGCTGGCTCGCATGAAACGAATGCGGCTTTTGTCCGAGAACTGGTAGTCATCGGGGATCCGACGATATTTGAGCGGCACAATGACTCGCTTGCTGAAACTATTGTCGCCGCTTTCAGTAGCATTCGAGTATATGCACGTGCGGCCATCGCGGAAAACCTTCTGTCGGCCCATGTATTGATGTTGAGTAATCGCAAGATAGCTTACACGCTCCTCGTCGATGGCTGCATAATGAGTTCGTTTCCTTTCTTGAATGCCGTAATCCTCCGCAAGGACTCGCTCCATTGCATTGCTCGCAGCGCGAAGAGACGAAAGGAACTCAGACTGGTAAATAACAAGGTCGTTACGTCCGCAATCCAAAATAGCGTCTTCAAGGTCCGCACAATACTTGACCGAAATATTCTTCGCGGCAAGATTATCAACGAGTTTCTGGTATTTCTCGCTGTACTTCTTGGTATAATATTCCAACTTGCCGACAAAGTCCCGGTAAAGCCCCTGATGGTATACGTCATCTGAATTTTTGTGCTTCTTGATGGCGTTGAACAAATGCATGGTGGCTACAATGTCACTCGGCCTATCGGATTGGATGTTGAGGAAGCTGTACTCTTCATTGAATGTAAGCTCCTTTATTTCACCTTTGATGGCCTTGAACAGCAGGTAGATGAAATACTCCTTCGTATAGACAACGATTTCTCGCGGGTTGATGACCTGTTCAATGTCGAAATAATAGGAGTTCACCACGCGCACAACATCGAATTTCGAGGACGCCTTTTTGATGTAAGACAGCATCCGGTTCGACTTCTTGAACATCTCGCCAACGACCGTGGTGTTGTCAGAGTGCTCCGCTGCCCAAAGGAGGGGCTTATGTCTGCGAGGAATCTTCTCCGGGTCAATATGAAATGCCGATAGGCACTTTTCGACCGTGGTGAGCGTCTTATACTCTTCCATGTCCTCATGGAGGTAGGCGTACTCGACGAAAGAGAACATGAACTTGATGGTCTCAAGCGTTTCCTCGAAATTCCATGAAGAGTTGAAGATGCGAAACTCAACAGTGCCAATTTTCTCAATGGAAACACAATTAAGCCAATAGCGGATGTGCCCGCGGTCGGAACCATTGCTAAATACCTTGAGGAAGTTTTCAAGAGAATCTGCCGCAAGTGCTCGCTTCACCACGTCCGCAGTCGGGGTCGGGGCAAGATATTTTGTATCCCACCATTCCGGAAAGTCGAAAATCTTTTTCACGGGAACCGCGGTATAATAGGATAACGCGAACAGCCTCTTGATGACGTCAAGGTCAAAATCTTTGACGTAGAAGTGAGCATCGAAACCTTCATTCCACATTAGGTAGCCGCCGGCGTCTCGGAGCGATTGAATGAAGTCGCGCAATTCGGCAAGGTCTTCTTCGGTGTAATGATACGGGCGGGTGTTGATTTCTCCGCCGTATTGACCGTGGTGGGTAACCGCCGAACCGTCCGAATTATTCATCATCGTCAGCTTGTTGTCCGTCCACTTATAACCAGCCGGCAACGAAAGCAACAGCTTGTCCGCATCAGCAAATTCCAGCTCGAATCCGAATGTCCTATTTCGTATATTCTCGTGCCACATTTTGAAGTTTCACTAATGATTTATAGTTAGGTACGACCTCCACCTTGTCACCTCGTTTGTAGCGCAGGAAGGGGTCGTTGTAGATGGTGTACTCGCTCGAAATATCCGAGAAAGAGAGGCCGCCGGACAACAGCGTGCATTGGTCGGTGTCGATTTCGGAGTAGCCGCCGCGGACTACTATCTGCCGGCGTTCGGGGTACACTCCGATAACCTCCGATTCTACGGTGATGGCATTGCGGCCAAACAAGTGCTTTTTATCGCAGAAGGGTATCGTGCCAAATAAGGCGTATTCCCCGATGCGGACGTCCGTGATGAAAATCGGAGGCTGGGAACTCCGATGCCGCTCCGTCTCTCTCATGTATGAATCCAACTCGGCAAGATAGAAGCTACCGCCGACGCTTACTCCGTCGAAAAGATAGTAAGCCCATAACACCCACTCATTTTCGATTCGAGGCAGTCCGGGGTGATGGTCATTCAAGCATCCAGACGTAATCATCATGTAAAGTTTCACGTCGCTGGCGTATTTGCGGATTCGGCTGGCCAGACGTTCGATACGACGAATGCCAAGACCCTCGCGGTCATCATCTGCATTGAGCGGTATGTAGAACTCACGAATGTCGCAAACATGGTAACACTCTCGGAAATCGTCGAAGTCTGCTACCACGGCTCCGGAGTGCCGAGAACCCGCCGAATGGAGTGCGTAGCATACGGTGTTTGCGAGACCTTGCGAGTAGAGTTTCAGCGTCTTCACGCACTCAATATCAGCTATATACTCATAGAACTTTTTGAGCATGATGGAGACAGGGATGCCGCCTGCAATCTTTTCTGCCTTATTGATATTGAAGGCTATCGCCTTTCTGTCAATCTTAATTACCATTTCTCAAAATCAATCGTTTGTAACCCTCAATTTCAGTTTTGCCAACGACCTCGAATCCTCGTGCTTTGAAGTTTCGGAGGCTCCACGGGTTGTTCGGCGATGTCAGCGCATAGGCGGCGATGATGCCTCGATTCATCATTGCGGCCATATTCATCATCAGTAGTGTAGACTGAAGGCCGCGACCTCGGTAGGATGGATGGACGAAACACTTTTCGACGAACCCGATGCAATACTCATTGCCGTAGCAGAGATTGTAAGCAATCGGCACGTCGTTCAAAAACGCTCCGAAACTCATACCCGAATGGAGACTCTTTACGACGTCCTCCTTGACCGACCGCAGACAAATATTGGGTTCGGTCAAGTGCTCCTGCTCGGATGAGAGGATTCCCGAAAGGTCGTCCGTCCGAAGCTCTCTGAATTTCAGTTGCGCTGTCATTTCCATCGTTAGAAAAGGCTTTGTTGTTCAGGTTTCAGGGTTTCTTGCCTCGACTCGGCTACTCCGAACTCCGAAACCTCAATGCCGGTCTGTTCGTTGAGCCACTTGGCGAGGATGTGTCGGTGGCAGAAGTCACCCGGCTTCTCGAAACAGCACAGAGCGACGTCCATTCCTCGGCTCGCCCGTTCAAGGTCTTGGATGAAAGACCGAGCGTCTACCAATCGTAGTACATCGTTACGATACATCCTGATATATTCTTCGTCGGTCAGACGGTCGTCGAGCATATAGCGTCGCGGGGCCACCTGCTTCATGGAAATACCTCGGAAAAAGCGTGGCGGCCAGAGTGCTACACCGATAGGTACAATGCCAGCTTTTCGGAGTATGGCCGCTTTCGCGAAGTATGACGTGTAAATTTTCATAAAGTATTGATTTATTGTGTAAAGTTACAAAATAATAGGGATATTATACCTACTTATCGAGGTATTTTTTTATCTCTTCTGAAAAGGTTTCAACGTCTCGGCAGATGATATACTTATTACCAGCCATTTCCGCTTTTCGTTGCCATTCCTTTTGGGCGGCAGATTGGCGGCCCTTTGGCGTTTTGAGTTCAATGCAAAGTGCGCCGAACCCTCCGCGAGGGACAAGGAGAATTAAGTCTGACACACCAGCGACCAAACCTTCCGCCTTCTTGCGGCTTCCACCGACACAGATGGTTTTATAGCCCGTGCTGGTACGAATCATTTTCATTGCTCTTTTACCATCATTCGGGACTGCGAATAACATTCCGGAAAGGGATGGATATTTCGCATTGAACCATGCGACGCACGCTTGCTGGGTATAGGATTCTACATAGCTCATTGTTACTTGCGTTTTACGAAGCGCCCATTTGCGTCGCGGGCCGGGAGGTTATTCGGTTTTTTGGTCGATGGGATATTCTGGCGCTCTTCGGTAATGCACGAAGCATCGAAGGTGATAGTCCACTTGCGGAGCTTCATCCAACAATAGATTGCGGCCACGGCCACCAGTACGGAAATGATGATGCAAATTGTTTTCATAATCGGTTGTTATTTAGGTTAAACTTGTTTGTCTGCGTCTATTTTCCGCTGAATTGCCTCACCTTGCTTCCATGCGAAATCAACCCATCGACTCAAGCTGGTTCGATTCTGGTCTTCGTGTACCGTCTTGAACTCCTCAAGTTTCTTTGGGTCGGTAATCGCGGCTATTGCCGCATCGTAGGTACGACGTTCACTTACAGAGCCGTATGCGAAACTCTTGTAGGCATCTGCGATTTCTTGGGCATGTTCAATGACAAACTCTTTCACATCCTCGCCGCAATAATTTCGATAAACCTCCTGCCTTTTATTATCAGGCATGAAGGCTGTCATGCTATCTATACTTTCTCCGGTATCGCGATTCTCGCATCCTGCCTTTCCTTGTCCGAGTGCAGTTGCTACGACGAATGCGATTGAGTTATTCGATGCCCGAAAAGTAATCGGGTCGCTTATGGTGATAAATTCGTATAACATTGTTTTCATTGGTTCTGTTTTAATTCTACCGATTGTCGCCGTCTCCGACGATTACACCTCGTTCTTTGCGGGATTTCAGTTTGGAAAGATTCATTTGCGCGATGTCCTCCAACTTCCAGCCCATGACAGAGCAGACACCAGCCAATTGCCAGAGGATGTCTCCAGCCTCTTTACGGAGGTCTGAAAGGTCTGGATGAGGGCCAGCCCAATGCAGGTTGTTATCACAACTCAACGCAGTTTCATTTTTGCGAATAGCTTTCGCCACCTTGCTTGCCAGTTCGCCAACCTCCCCTACAAGATTCAGCATCATGTAGCTGAAGTTCTGGCTACTTTCCGTACAGGTCGTCATTGCCTGCTCTTGATATTCGTTTAATTCCATATATCAGTTTATTTGTAAGTCATCGCAGTTGTGGGTTTCAATAATGTGTCCGAGTTTTAGGATGTAAACCCGGCAATCAGACGGAGCGCCGTGTTCCGGCCGGCCAAATCCGGTAGATATATTCTGACATTCAATCAGCATTCGCGGCAGTTCTTGACCGAAATAGGGTGCACCGCGATAAAATTCAATCGCATCGAACTCTCTGAAATAAATATCAAAGTGGTCTTGTTCAACCGTGTCGTTGAGCATGGCTTCCGTCGCATCATTCCAATATTCAGGGCAATAGACTGAATCTATGTCGTTGGAACGCATGAGCCGACGAGTCCATGAAACTTTGATTTCTCGATACTCTTCCTTCTTTTCTCCTCGCAGTATCATATCGAACCATTTTCGGCGCAAGGTGAGTTTCAGAATATTCATATCTCGTCTACGTCAATTTGTTTGCGATTGTCGGGCCAGCTTTTTCGTATATAGGATGAAGCCTTTTTTCTGTCCAATCGAGCAATAGCCTTCTGGCGTGCCTCTGCTTTGGTGGAAGCCGAAACGATGAACTCATCATTTGCTAACTCGATGGTTACTCGGTATGCTTTCTTCTCTTTCATGGTTACTCGGATAGTATCTTGTGATATGATGCAGATTCCATAGAATCCATAATTTGAATGATTCGATAAAGTTCCTGCATGTCTATATTGCTTGTCTTCCTGTCATCTTCTTTTTCGGAAGAATTGGGGTCGAAAAGGTTCTGTCGATTTATATAGGCGGTCTTCGTTGCCGCAATCGTCTTTTTGAGTTCTTTTCTGAACTGTTTAATGTGAAATTCAAAAAAAGGCTTGAAGTCGAGATATTCGATGTCAGTCATTTCGGCGTATACATGCCGATAATCCCTTTTGTATGTATAGGTTCTACCCCAAACTGCGCTACTATGGCCGAACATATTGATAATGCAGTGATTGAATATCAATATTTCGTTGCGGCTTTTTATCGAAAACTCACGGCGTTCGCGTTTTTCATTCTTGAGGTCTTCGATGGTTAAGCCATGTTTCTTGAGGAGAGCTTCAAGAGCGAATTTGGCCGCTTGTGCTTCTCCCTCCACCCCTTGCTCTACGAGCGCAAGGACTTTTCTTGCCTTTTCGATTATTGAGTCCATATTGAGCCGACTTAAATGTGACCTTCAATCCTTGCGACAAGTGCTCCTATGTCGAATTTATCCTTCTGTGTGCCGCGCGGTTCAAGTCGGATTACCATTTCAAGAAGTTCGGGAGCCGCCGCGATAAGTCTTGCATTTGCTCGCTGTCTCGGATTAAGACCATCTGAATCCCGTTCGCCACCGATAGGGTCAGGTACAGCACAAATAGGAGTCTGCGCATCTGTATCTTCCTTCACCTGCCACTGGCCTTTAGAGCCGGGACACGGAGGAATAAAGTCGAAGTAGGTAAACCACTTTTGAAATTGCTTTTTATTACTCATTGCTCTTGGTTTTTGGTTATAGCGTAATTTCCTTTGTGTAAATTAACTTTCCTTTATAGCCCCTCGCCCTTAACTCTTCAATGAGTTGGCGAGGAGTGAATCCTGCGAGGTCGGGATTCCCCCCCCCAATTTTCTGTTTCTTTCTGTTATTCAGGGTTTGACACGATTTGCAGTACGCTTGCAAACCGTCTGGCGATTTTTCTTTACGGTAGAACTCTGATTCTGGAAGTTCTCTGCCGCATTTCCCACATCGTTTCATACTTGCTTGGTTTTCAATTATTTATAGTGTAAAACTATCAATAGTTTGACTTTTTACCAAACGGATAACACATTATTTTTCAGTAAGTTGCAATTATTTTCGATAGCTCTTTCCCTCGAATTTCACCATCTTGCTCAACCTCACGAGACGGTCGATAGTACGCACATCATAGCGGGCGAGCATCTGTTCTGGGGTAAGGTTCGTGGAAACAAACACCGGCTTTAACCTTTGCTCGGCAATATTCAACACGCGGTTGAATCCTTCGTATTTTTCTCCGAAATCGTTAATGAGAGGTTCGATACCGATTTCGTCGATTATCGGGAAGTAGGTGTTACAGAGGTAGTCGATATTCTTTGGCTCTTTTCCTGCGTTCGGCCATGATGCGGCGCAAGGTCGCTCGAATTGTTCCGAGTGAACAGGCCGGACGACAAGCCCTGTTGCTTGGTATAGCAAGACCGGAACAACACCCGTAAGAATCGTACTCTTTCCGCGTCCGCAGTCTCCGGTAAGCAATAAACCCATCCCGCGAGTATTCGTCATCCAGTCGATTATGGCATTATATTCCGGAAGGAACTCGAAGTTTGTGGCCGTTTTATCAACGGATTGGAATATCTCGATAAACAACCGCTGACATGTGTTGCGGTCGCCCCAGCTATACACCCTGCGGCTCCTTACGGGGTCATGGCCGCTGTTTTTCATTTGAGCAATAATTGACTGAATATCCATATCATCCGTTGTTTTCAAGTCGTTCCAATAATGTCGTCTTTTCCGATTCGCTTTTGGGTGTCAGTTTGCGACCGTCAGCAAAATCGCCATCTTGTTCGCGCTTTGCCCAATTCCGAAAAGTCAGATTGGCGCTTTGATACTTTTTCAGCAAAGGTTTGTAATTGTGCATCTGCAAAATCAAGAATTGCATGTACTTGACGCCGAAATCGGCTTTAAGACGCACAAATTCGTCCTCTGTGAATGGGTAACGCATTTGGGCTACGTTCGGAGCGTTCTTTTCAATCCACTTCTGAAATTTCACAAAATCAGGAGACGGAGAGAGAGGGGCCGAGTCGCCAGACTCGCTACTCTCTATTTTTCCCTTATTGTCTTTATTTCCTTTATTATTCTTTGTCCCGGCGTTGTCCCGCTGTTGTCCCAAAACTGTCCCAATCTTGTCCCGTTTTTGTCCCACTTCTTCGTTTGTCGGATTGTAATCGTCGTAATTACATAGCTTTATAATCGTCTGGCTTGTCCCGCTTGCTGTCCTCGTGGTTATCATATTTTCGGCGACGAGCAGTTTCAAAAATCTATCTACACGGTTCTTGTTCCATCCCCAGCGTTTAGCGAGGAATCGGATAGTCGCAGGGAACTCCCCGCGTCCTACCTCGATGACCTTACACCCGACTAACATCTTGGTCGAACTCGCCTCAAACCGGGCTGACTGAATCATGTCAAGCCACGCTTCGGCCTTACTGAATTCTCGCTCTTCGAGCCACCAAAGGCTCTCAAACAGCTTACGGCTAATCGGTATGTAACCTTCTTTCATTGCGTTAATATCCCCGTCTTGTTAAACTCATTTGCTCCTTTGCAAATGAAATCTGGGTTCTGATGTTGTCCGACTGATGCGTGCAGGTACGGTTGATTCTGTCAAGCCAGTTCACGAGGTAATTTTCTGTTACCGTTTGTGATGCAATAAATTTCATTGCTATCGTTGCCGGCATCTTGAGAATGGCTTTCGAGTGCTCTGCATAGGCCGCGGAAATTGCAGAATCTTGCATCTGTTTCGCGTCAGCAAGCATTTTCCCGCTACGGGCCATATAGTTGTTCAGGTACGTCAGCCGTATTGCCAACTCATTAGGGTCTTCGTTGTTATCTGGTACGCTTTCGAGAAAATCTTGTATCTCTTGAGCCTCCTGCAAAAGGTCGTCGATATTCATAATTTGAGCGGTTTATAAACCACCTCCCGCAGTCGGGGAGGTGGTGATAGTTGCTACACTTCGAGGATGGCGATGTCGCCGGCCACCTCACGGATGGATTCGAGCACCGAGTCAATGATACTGTCGCGTACCTCCTTTTCGTGGTCGTTGGCATCGGGTGATACGAGTGTACAAGTCAGGTCGTCGGGGTTGAAGTAGGTCTCAACCGCGAAGGTCTGCTTATTCTGGCCCTTGAAAACCGGAACGCACACATTGAATGAAGGAGGAAGGTTACTGTCTACCTTTTGAGCGATAAGCAGCCGTTTATCGCCCTTGTTCGGATTGAATTCGGCTTCCACCTCTTTGTCGATGCGCCCCTTGAATGCACGGAGAAGGGAAACCAACTCCATCGCAGTCTGGCGATTCTCGAAGAGGCTCCGATTCATTTTGATAAGTTCTGCCATCTGAATCGGGGTGATATAGTTGCCTTGATTGATACCAAGTGCGAGGAAATCGGGGTGATATTCCAATTTCCCGGAGACCTCCGCGCGATAGTGGTTCGTCTCGTCGATGATGAGAGCAATAACCATTTTATCACGGTTCACGATGATATGACTCGTCTTCTGGTTGATTTCAGCCACCCGCTTTTCCAACCATTTGAACGGGGTGTCTATCACACCGTCGATTCTGACCTTGACGGGTTCGTGAAGAGGAAGGGCATCTCCCTCGCGGATTTCGAGCGTTTTCACACCGCTCTCGACTTTTACTTCGATGTTTTCCATGTTGTTTACGAGATTAGTTGTCTGTTCCTGTTTTCCTACCGAGACTCATAATAGTCTTCTGGCGTTCGTCTTGACGGATGGGCCGTGATTCAACGAGGAATCCATCCTTCGAGTAGTACCCGACATATCCGGCTTCTTGGTCTACGAACTTGAAGCACTTTTCTTTGGTGTGCTCGGCCTTATTCCTGATGTTATCGAGGAGCTTTCCACGCTCCTCGGTGAGCGGCTTCAACTGTGCCTTGAAGAGTTCTGCCGAAGCCTTCTTCTCAATCTCAATGTCGTTGATTTCGATGGAAAGGTCGGACAGCCGGTCTTTCATTTCGAGAAGCTGTTCTCCGGTAAAAGGCTTCATGTAGCCAACCTCTTCAATTCGGTCGCAGTTGTCTTCGAGCATTTGCCGCCTGACGTCTTCAGGATATTCCTGAAATAATGCTTTGTCCATTTCTTCTGGGTTATGAGTGCCCCGGACGAGCCGGGGCGCTCTGGTGATACTTATTTGCGGACTCTCGCAATGAAGTCCTTGCAGGGTTTGAAAACCGGCTTCTTGGTTTCCGGCAACGTGATAGTTTCTCCACGGCTGATGTCGCGGGCCTTCTTTGCTCGACGAACGACCGTTTTGAAGGTTCCGAAGCCACGCAAAGTAACTTCGTTGCCACCACACACGGCCTCTGTGATGACTTCCATGACGGTTTCAACCACTTTCACGGCCTGATGTTGGCCGATGTTCGTTTTCTCTGCCACCTTTGCGGCAACTTCCTGTTTAGTCATTGTTGCAAGATTTTGAATGTTTTACGATTATTTGAACATGAGGTAGTCTTCGTAGAGTTCCTTGAAGGTCTCAGCGGCGTAGTCGGCCAACGCTTCGCTCTTA